ATAATACTTGCTTATGCAAAGCTCTGAAGTCATGTCGTTGGTGATTGTGAGCTCGAAGAGCCCATGGCATGCATCGGTTATTGTGCACTCTGTGGGTTCGATGCAGTAGTAATCGTTGTTTCGATCGCTTTTCATCGCAAAAAAGATTCGATCTCCTGTGATGTCACGGTGAAGATCAAAAGTCAATATTATTGTCCTGTCTCTAATAAAGATTAGCTTTGTTTCATTTGAAGACATTGAAATTCTCCCATTCTTCTGCGTTCTCTATTAGATTTACTCATTGGATTGTTTTGGCCTCGTTGTCTTTCAGAAATTTCTAAACATCTTTGACCTTTGTTCCATGCTATTTTACCTTTATTCTTCCCTTTCATTGCTATCGATCTTTTCTTATTAGCCTCTTCTGACTGCTTTTTACCCCAATTCGGGCTATTTTTTCCTGCCATTCTACCATCAGACAAAGTCTTAGACCTTTTCATTCGAACTTCAATAGATTGTTCTCTACCCTTATTTATGCCCTTCAGTCTACCATCAGATAATACTTCCGAAATTCTGCGGCTATGATTTTCTGAAAGCTGGACATCCTGATGTGATTTAGACATTTTTAATTTAGTTTCTTTTGTATGATGGCCTTTAAATCCTTCTCCGCCATCAGCTATATTGTAAAGCATTTCTTCGCCATAGAACGTTCTAAATAAATCTATCCAATAAATCTCTTTTTTAGCAAGTTCTTCGAAAGTATCACATTCTTCTATAATTATCCTATGAAAATTTTCTTTTCCGTATTTCGCTATAGCTCTCTTCAACCATGTTCCAGATCCTAAATAGCCATCATTAACACTACCAACATGCATGCCAATATAAAACATGTCATTTAGTTTATTTATAGTTTTATAGACAAACATAGAATCTCCGTGTAGCTTGTATAGAGCGTTGTAATTTATTTATAAATTAGCAAAATTGAGCCAATTATTTACGCTAAAGTGCCAAAAGACCAACAATAAATAATACAGCAGTCGATGTAGACACGAACCAGGGCTTTCGATACCAAACATCTAGTTCTGCGATTCTTTCCTCTAGTTTCTCTTCAACTGCTTCAGATTCTTGCGTTTTCATTTCTAGCTTTTGTTCGGCGAGTTCCTTCTGTTTGAGTGTGAGCTCGTAGAGTTGAGTACGTAGTTGATAAGCCTCTTTCGTACTCTGAAGATCTGCGATAGCGACGATAACTTTTTCGAATCTGGAAGGAGCCACAATATATCCCGTAAATGGTACAATTTCTCCCTTTAAAACATACTTCGTGTCATCAATTTCAGCAGCGGGAACTATAGATACAAAAATAAAACACAAGAAAATCAAAGCATTCAAAAAACCACAAATTATTTTCATATAAGAAGATCCTTTTGTTCATTACTTTTTTTCATGCAATATTTAGCCTTTAATGATTCTGATATTTTACGTTTAGTTTCTTCTGGAATCACTCTGCCCATTTTAGAAACTGAAATCTTATATCTGGTCTCTTTTGAAAATACTCGTCCTTTTTGTCCATCACTAATAGCTCTTCTATGACTAGCCTTTAAAGGCTTATCAACATGAGACATGGAACATATTTTTTTAAATTCTTCGCTCATTTTCATTCCTTTATTCCATGACTGTCTGCCTTTAAGAGATTCAGACATGTTCCTCACATGCTCTTCAGACAAGACTCTTCCCATTAATGATTTCGAAATTCCTAATTTTGTCTTAAAATCATGTCTAAATGAACCTCTTCCTCCACCTCCATCAGCAATGTTATAAAATCTTCCCTTGTAAATCTCTTTATAAATTGAAACATAAAGTTTTTCAAGCTCTTTAGCTTCATCACTTGTTTTGCAAAATTCTATTATTTCTCGTTTAAAATTCGCTCGGCCGTATTTCTTCATAGCTTTCTTTAAAGCGACACCCGAACCTAAATAACTATCTTTCATTGTATTTTTACTACAAGCTTTACCTATATAAATCTTGCCATTTATATCGTTTGTGGTTTTATAAATAAACATTCTATTTCCCAAAATCCTTAGGAATTTCATATTGATCTATCAAATTATCAAAAAGGCCCGCCATCTTTTTGGGGTCGCCTTCTTTGATGACGTTATCAACATGTTGTTCTCGTTCTTTCTTGAGCTTTGCGATTGTCTTGCTCTGCTCGTTGTAGAGTTTCTCTAGTTCTTGAAGTTTATAAGTATTTAGAATCACAGTGTCATACATTGCTTGGTTCTCAAGACGCCATTGTTCGTGAAGACCTTGGGCGAACTCGTGAGCCTGCCCTTTAGCGTACCATCTACCGATGAAGACAGCTGCTATGAGTAGAATCAGCACCGCGAGTGCAATGAAGACTTGCACCTTGTAGACATTATAGAGCTCTCTTAGTTTTATCATTATGCTAACTCTATCACTAAAAATCTAGGATTTACTATTCGACGCCAAGAAGTAGCAGTGTTTTGACCTGGACAACTTCCTGTAGAATAAATGTTCATTCCTAGCGTCACTGTTGTTCCTGTAACTGAAGTATGATAACTCCATGGAGATGCTGCATAATCTGTCCAGTTATTGTGTTCTCCTCCTTGATTACCAATAGCTGAAGCTGAAGATTGACTATAATCAGTTGTTCCCTTGAATATTGGTAAAAAACCAAATTGACCTCCATAATTAGAATCTGTTAGAAAATATATCCTAGCCATCCAACAAACCAGCAAGCTACAAGTTGAAGAATTTGTTTTTGTATATGTCGCCAATGATGGATATGCACGCCATCCATTTGTTGTAAAAGTTGATATAAATTTACATGTTTGATCATTTAGAGTTGCTGAAAACATTCCTGCATCATTTCCAGTAAGCAATTGAATCTTGTTTATCTGAAATCCAAGGCTTGAAATGGACGTCTCTATTCCAGAAACATCTGATTGAAGAGCATCAACTGCAGCTTTTATTGCTGTGTCATTTGCTAACAATCTCTGGTGAGGAGTATTATGATTACTATAGTTGTGAACAGTTTCTGCTGTAAACTGTAGTAAACTAGAGTTAGTGGGATAAGGTAATGTAATAGCCATTTATAGCTCCTAAAATATTATTTTCCAATCAATCGTCAATGCTTTTCCTTCGCTGACGACTATAGAGTTTAGCGTTGTTTTCAGTCTTGCTAACATTATTCCTCGTGTTCCTTCACTATCGTCAGGGTCGCGAGCAGGGAAAAAGGCTCCAGCATCGGGTCTATAAAATAAACCCAACTCTCTAATAACGACTGACCTAGCAGGTATCTCATAGTTCTCATAAGAAAATCTAAAATGAACGCCTGTAGGCTCACCTGAGAGCTCGATGGGATAAGATGCGCTTCTGACAGCAGAAACCGTTGTTGATGGATCGAACGAAATATCAATATCTTCATGCTCGGGAATAGAAGAACCTTCAGCTAAATCACAAGTATAATATTCAACTCCAAATCCTGATAAGACTCCTCGAACTAGCTGAGCCAAGAACTGCCTTCCGGATATGACGAACAGATTGTGATCTTCAAATAGAACCTCACCTGTTTCTTTATCGCGAACTATTACATTTACTCTAGACTTTTTACAGATTTTATCCATCTTATTCTATCCTTGTTAGAATCACTAAATCGTCGGGAGTGTCGTTGTGATCAAATAGTCGGCCGTCTCCCATAGTGCATTGATTGTCTAAATAAATAACTGAAGAAATACTCCACAGAGTTTCACCAACTTCGGGCGTTCCAGCTCTATATATTGCCGATGAAGAATACGGCGGAGCAGCCATGAATATCGGTCCATAATATATAGAACCAAATGTAGCATCCCAATCGTTGAATTCCTGAGAGATATCTTGAAGAATCTCTATCAAGACATTTCCTATTGAACCAAATGAAGAAATATAATCGTAGATTTCATTGAGAGTGCTGTCAGGTAAAAGCTTAGAACCCAAATCGATACGATAAACATTTGACAATAGTTTTGAGTTTACATTCACCGACGAAGAAAGTTCTACATCAGTAACAAGAACCGATCTAGACAACGTAGTCATGTCTTCCATAACGTCATACTGACTTGGAGTTCCGTCTATAAGAGTAAACTTTATAGTATTGTCGACATTTGAAACTATTTTTCCAAATGCTGTTTCAACATAGTCTTTATTGAAGAATCGTATTGGATTTCCTGGAGTAAATGATGTGCCAAATGCATTTGTTATTTCACCATGATCCATAGTTCCAGTTGGATCGCCCATAGGAGGAGACGAAGGTATGGTCACCATCGCTGAAGCAAAGCCAAGTACACTACTGGGTAGTAGACCAGAAAGTCCCGATGATCCGCTATACGACAAAGTTGTTCCAGTATCAGAAACGTATGTCGCTGTCTTGTTCGGACCAATAAATACAAAAGTTAGCATTTCGCCTGGCGTAAAGACAGCGTCATGCGTCGCTTCGTAGATTGTCTCACCAAGAGTAGAGTTGTCGAATTCATTAGGACTAACGCCATCATCGATTACGTCGACTTCATACCCGAGTTTTAGCAACATTGTTTTCTTCAATGCGACATTTGAGATTCTATCCCAGAAGATGCTATCCATTAATCGTTGTCTGTATTCTACATCTGTTTCTGGTCTTACCTCTCCAGTTAGAGTATCTACTCTTGATTGTCTGACGATTCCTGAGAGCTGACTCCAAGCATTTAGAAAATAAGTTACAGCTTTCTGTATGTTGAGCTGTTTTACTGCTTCTTTTATTTCAAATCTGCAAGTAGCTAGTTCTGAGCAGAGAGACTGAACGAACGAACGCCACAGTATTGAATCTTGATACTGTCTACGAAGCTCTGGAGTAAATCTGAGTGTCATTTCTTCGAGCGTCTTTTCATAAATGCTTTCATAAATCGCTATACGGAAGTTGTATGAATCGACCTGATTTGATAAAGTTCCGCCGTTTTTATTGTATGCATACACTCTATAATAAAGAACCGACAAGCTATAAGATGCAGGAAACTCATGCGTATAAGTCACCAAGACATCTGGCGTTAGTCCTGGGAAGAATGCCGAACCAGTATCGCTCAAGATAATCTCGTTTACGCCTTCTTCATCTATTTCATCAAATGGATCTTTAGACCAGTAGATTCTAAAGAAGTCTGTAAATCTAGAAGAAGTCCAGCTAAGTGAGTTGAAATCTTCAGCTGTTTGAATAGTCAAAACAGGTTCTTCAGGAAGCCAACTGCTTCCATTTACTTCTGAGAACCCTACTGGTATTGAATTGAACATTCTTAGTATCTCTCAACTGACATTGATATTGTTAGCTTTGTGATATCTGTACATGACACAACTTCAAAATAGAAAATATCTCCTTCTTCAAACTCGACAGCCCATCCTGTCAGGTCGGCAACAGCCTTATTATTCACAGTAATAGTAGGAAGATTTGTTGAAAGAGCACAGATAGATTCATCGGGATTTATATTGGGATTGTAGTTGTCCCAAGTGTCTTTATAGATATCTACAGATGTAGAACCTTCTTGATCGGCAAATAGCTTTACTCCCTTTATTGTTCCGTCAAAGGGCGCTTCAATAAATCCCTTTATTCCTGTTGTGATGGTTGTTCCTCCGCCATCGATGACAAAAGTAAAAGAGCCCTTCTTTATGTGATCGATAAACTCAGAAGTCAAGCGGAGCTCAACAAGAGACCCTGCAGAAAACGCTCGAGCTGTAGTCCCTTCAAGCCNNGCCCTCTTCCCAGCGTTGAAGCAACAGTAAATATGTCTCCAGAACGAGATGTTATTTTTACTATTTCTTTATTCCCAACAGTATCTTCTAATGTGATGACAAAGAAGTCGGTGCTTGCCAGCGCTATCGTGGGGAACAGTGAGCCTTCACCAGTTGTAACGCTGAAAGTTATTCCATTTTCTGCAGTTATGTCGGCTGCTAATCTTGTTTTTGCATTATTTGAAAATAGTCTAGACATGATTACCTCTTTATACTAGTGATGGAAGTGCAGCGTTAATTGGTCGAAGAATAAGATTATCTAAAATAATCTTGCTAGAACCAGCATATATTGGCGATTCAAATATATTGGGGGCACCTGTCACTTCGTCGTTGATATTATTGAACTTGAAATAAAACATTGGCATTAGTAGAGCTGACTTTGGATAAGGAGGCGTTGCAGACATTGTAACTGTTCTCGTTATAGGATTCGGCCTTGTAATATACGTATGAAGAATCGAATCGTAATGTTTTT